CGCACCGCATCCATCGCCTGGAGCAGGAGGTCTTCGGTGAGCGCACGATTCGTCCCGCTATTCGACAACAGCGGAGCCTTCCAATACTCGTTGCCAGCCGTCGAACGGTTGATGCCACCGAAGTTGCCCACCACCGACGCCGGGTTGGCGTTGGAGATGATGCCGAGCAGACCGTTGGTGTGGAGGGCGACAGACGAAATGCTCACGTCAGTCGTATCCTGAATAACCGCGTAATCACCAGCCGACTCACCGGTCACCGCTGCGCTGAGCGTCACCTGATTCGTCACCGGGTCCACGCCGTTCACCGTCAGCGAGTCACCACGCTTAGTGTCGTCGTCGGAGTTCGACATGATATCGACAACCATGCCCTTCTCCAGACGGGGGAGATAGTTGGACGTGAACACGCCCGCACCGTCGTCCACCGCGCTCATCACCGCAAGACGCCCACGACCATCGTCGAGGAAGTCCGCGTTGAGGTTGCGGAGAACACGCCGACGAACCGATTCATCCAGCGCCGTAGTCGCCTGCTGGAACGCGAACTTATCGTTACGCGAATCCTGGATAAGCTTCCACGACATGGTGTAGACAGCCACGAACTCCTGAAGGGAGAACGTCGCCTCAGCGGTATCCATATCCAGAGCAGTCGGAAGCGCCCCACCTTCAGCAATACCGGTAAACGCACCGGCATTCTGAACGATGACGGGGAGGATGAACTGTCCTCGCCCGCCCATAGGCTTCTTCACCTTGCCCAGGATGTTGTATACCACCGACTCCTGATTGAACATGTATTGAAGCCGATTCACGCCATAGGCGTATTTCAGCATCTCTACGACAGCAGTAGTTGTATTTGCCATTTTCCTGAGTGTTGTAGTGGGGTATTACCCACCTGTTAAATTACGTTCCAGACTGTCCGTTAAACCGGCTGAAGAAGATGTCCGCCAATTCTTTTGGCGACTCTCTTCCGCTCAACCCCTGAGCCTTACCCGGCCCCGCTGCGCCGCCCTTCTGCGGCACCCACGGCAGCTTGCTCTGACGTTCCCGCTCCCGAGCCGCACGTCGCTGAATAGCACCTTGCATCTGCTTCCAACGCTGCTCGAAAATCTGGGGGAACTCGTCATCCAGGTTGTCACCTTCGTAACCCCGATAGATGATGTCCGCGAGTTCGTAGGTGTCCTGGTCATCGGGATAGCCGCCTTCCGACAGCCATCGCTTGAGCTTCTGTTCGTGCTGTGAGTTAAGGTTGGTTCCGTGAAGCTCGTTGAGGATGCCCTCAATCTGCTTCAGTTTGTTCAGGGTTGCGAGTTGAACCATGTCCCGCTCGCGGATACCCGCTTGGAAGTCCTTAATCACCCCGCTCATCGTCTTGCCGTCGATGAAGGGTGCTGATTCGATTTCCGACAGCATCGCCGCGCCCTGGTCATTAACGTTTCCGCCCTGCTGACCCTGACCACCGCCCGCTGCCTGTCGAATCCGCTGAAGCTCCTGCTGCGTCTGCGCGTGCTCTTTCTTAATACGCGCAAGCTCCTGTGAGGCTTTAGTAAACTGACTCTGGAATCCCCGAACGTAGTCCTTAGCTGAGATAGGTTTGTCCTGACCCTTGATTCGGAATTGACGATTGTCATCCCAATCGAGGACATCAGGGGTGGAAGTCGAGGATGCACCACCGCCCTGCGTCTGTCCGCCGGTAACTGTCTGCTGACCCTGAGACTGACCTCCGGTTGTCTGTCCGCTTCCAACAGAAGTCGAACCGCCACCGGCTCCAGCCGTAGAGCCACCGCTACCACTACCGCCACCTTCCGTTTGGAAGAGAGGCATACGAACACCGCCGAGCAAACCTGTATTGTCAAACAACATGTGAAGTTCCTTTTATGCGAGGGCGCTAATAAGGGCGTGGACGCGGGCTATTCAGTTGCGCTAAACACTGAGACCCGCCGCTTATTTACAAATCGCTTGTTCGTGGGGAGGGCGGAACGGAATCCATAGATGCGTTCTACAGATGCAATTTCCCTATCCCATAGACATTTGTGATGATAAGGATATACGCCAGAGATGGCAAGGGGATTGCAGAAAGGCGAGGTTCTATCAGTAATTTTACCGATAGAACCTCAGAGGAAGGAAGTGCGGGGTGATAAGAACTATCACACCCGCCAGAGATTCAGGGTAATCTCTGTGGACGTGGTATCGGGCAATACCACGGTAAGTTTCGTTCGACCACGATGACGCCTAACTCCCGTCACCGTCGCGGATTGCCAACTTCCCTTGTAATATACCGAGCCGACTGTATTGAGATACCGAGCCAGGGTTCGTGGACCTAAACGCTTGGTATTCTGTAAAGGCACTTTACACTTCCATCTTCACTCTATTGAGTCGGGGGTTGAGGCGACGAGCCTTGACCCCGGCCTTTCGTGTGCTGGAGGCGAGAATCGCCTTCGCACTATCTGATGACACCCCTTCTTTCGCTGCGATATCACCAGCGACAGCAGCGAAGCCGGGGTGGTTCTTACTGTGGTTAAGCCTGCGCGGACCCGCCATGGTCACCTCCATGAGCGAATTCCTCAATCGTTGTTTTCTTCGTCGGCTGTGGACGACCGTTGCCTCTATCGAAAGGATTCGGTCTCTTCGCCGGACCTTGCGTTGGGTTCGGTCCACGCTGCATAGCCGAGGACACATACTGGTCCGTTGGCAACTGCTGCTGTGCCTTCACCTGTTCCATCGCTTCGTGAACAGCATCAGCCGCCGCCGTAGCCGCCGCCTGCTGAGTCGCCTGTGCCACAGCGGTGTGGACCATGTGAGACTGCATAGCGTTCTGCTGAGCCGCCGCTTCCTGCTGAAGGAACATATTATGCTGCTGCCACTCCCGGTTGAAGACTTCCTGAATCTTCGGAGTCGCCCGCATGAACTCCGTGGTGCTCATAGCCGCTTCGAGTTCATCCAGCATCTTCTTATGGTCGTAGAACGGCTGGACGGGCGGGATATCCTGCCCCTGCCACAGCATCTTGATACGTTCGAGGGCAAGCTTCCGATAGACGGCTTCTCTGGATTCTCGACCCGTATCGCCAAACTGGAGGTCCGCTGCAATCTTCGACTTATCCAATTTGCCCGACCGCTCATCCATGTAAAGTATCGCCAGCGGTCCCTTCAGTCGTTCTGTGAGACGGGCTTCTCTGAGCGCACGGAGTTCGGGGATAATCGACCCTCTCTCCACGGTCACGGAGAAGTTAGTCCCACTCTTCAACACCTTATCGGTGTGGAAGACAATCACCTCATCCCGCTGGTCACGGTCGGTGTAGTGCATCGTCCGTGTCGGCGGGTAGAACTGCTTCACCCGATTCAGCCGTTGCTGCTTCACACGGGACAGCCGCTCACCCATGTGGAAGAATATCGGTCCCCACTGAGTATCCATGATTTCCTGTAGCATCGGCACCGCCATCGGGCCACGCAACTGTCCAGGAAACTTATTATCTTCCATGAGGTCCGCCCCGCCCGCAGCGTCATTGAACATCTTGATACCAAGTTCAATGCTCTGAAGAAACCACGGCGGAACGTCATGCGCGGGGAAGCGCAGCAACAACGGCACTCCATCCGGTGACACCGCGTTGCTGATAATCTTGGTCGAATCAGAACCGATGTCTTCGGATTTAATTCCAGTAGCGGCCAATAACTGTGAGTATACCGAAGAGTTCGCCATCTCCCCAAGCTGCGACATGCGTTTGTTGATAAAACGCTGTGGCGCAATTAAGGGAGCGATATAGCTGCGCGTCCAGAACGAAGTCGTCGCCGGGGTGAAGTGGAAGTCGATACACGGAATCTCCTCATAAGGATTCGCCCCGTCGTAAATCACCTTCTGTCCAGGAACCCAACACACGAAGCGACCCCGAGGATACGCCGAACTCGCCGGAGACCACGACATGACATGCACCACCATGTCGGGGTCATTCTCGTCCTGAGACCCCTGCACCATCGGAACGAGGTCTTTGAGGTAGCTGCCGGTCGCCTCAGCGGAGTCGGCGTTAATAGTGCTGGAGATAAGGGTAAGGTCTTTCTGCCTCACCAAGTCTTCAGTATCGGTGTAGTTCTCCCGAATCCAATCCAGCGTCTTAATCTCCGCGAGATGGAACCATTCACCCGGCCCAATATCCGCGATGCTGCGGTTCTTCGCATCGATGAAGACGTTGAAGGGACCATAGACTTGACTCCCAACCTCACCTACCGTCTCCACCTCTTCATACGGTTCGAATGCTTCTGGAGCCTCATACCCCGCAGTCACTACCTGTTCCATCCAGTCTTGCGGGACAGTGTGGTATCCCTGTTCACTATGGTAAGTCCACAGCATCTCACCCGTCTCTTCATCGTATTGCGGCACCGGTTCCAGCGAGGCATTCGGCACCCACGGGGTATACACCACCGCTGTGCCGCCTACCAGCAGCCAAAACAACATCTCCCGCAACCGTGAAGGTTCGTCCACCTTCTCGTCCAACGCTACAATCATGCGGTCTACGATTTCCGCATTCTCCAACGCCTGGGGGTCTTTGCGGTTCGGACGGCCCTTAAACGGAGCATTGAAAGCAGCAAGACGGCCCATAAGCTTATTACTACGAGGAGCAATAAGGTTGAAGGAGAGATAGAACTTATTTGCATCTTTAGCTTCCAACGAAAGCTGGCTCTGCTTGTATTCGACGTAGGGTTCGTCGTTATAGAAGCAGAGGTTCAGCAATGTCTGCCCCTCCACCCCCATCGACGGGCGGGCTTTCTGCCGCTTCAACCGCTCAAAGTCCTTCGTCAGAATCTCAAAGGTGTCCGGCCCGTCTCCCGGCACGCTACCCGAAGTCCCCGCATCTCTTACCGCCAGAGACGCCATCTCCGGCACATTGTTATTTTCCATTATTTACAACCATCTGAGCCTGACGAAGTTGCTGTAGATAGAAGTCAAAAAGCGTCATAGTCGAAGTCGTCGGGCTACCGCCGATTATAAGGCTCTCCTGACGAATCTGCACTTGGATATGCCGCATGGTGAATTGAAGCGCCTGTTCTAGCGCCGCAATCCGCAATTCCAGCGGCACATTGTCGGGGTTAATCTGCGCTTCCTGTTCATTTGGGGACGTGGACTCAAGCGGCATAACTTTCTCCATGCTGCTCTAACGCAGCTACTATCTGACCTCTTCGTCTCGGACTCAGAAATGAGAAGATAGTCATTAAAAATCCCTTAGCCCGAGGCCCATAAATCTTCCACTCACAACAAACATTTCTAGTTTGCCGATAATCCCCAACAGTGCCACCAAACTTAGACGCTAACCGATGCAGTAACCACGGGTCTTTCTGAACAACGATAACTCGGATAGCTCCGTGGTCACATCGGCAATGACCTTCTCCCTCGTATATTCCTGCTGCCCATGCAATATCCAACATGGTCGGATGCTTCGGAGAAAATTTCTGCCGACTACCCTTTAACGTGGACATTACCGCTCCTCTTCTTTGACTTCCAACCAATACTGTCCGCAAAGGTGCGGATAAGTGACTTCGACTCCGGCACTCCTAGTGGCCGCTGAGACACAATGTGTTCAAAGCAATCCAAGGTGTGGTCCCGGTCTTTGATACGTCTGAACGCCCCGGTAGCCGACGCTTCTTCGGGGAATGCTGCGTTCTCTAATTCCCACGGCAACACCTCTAACCACGGAGCGAGGAAAACTTTATGTGCCTGGAAATACTCTCGCGCAATTTCCGTTCGCGTCTCTACCGTTGGCATTCCCGGCATCAACGCCACTCCGTAGTTCCTTACTTCCCACTTGAATTGGGAGTTGGGGTCTGCGTAGAACGCCGCGCTTCCGCCGAAGCGTTGGCTTGCTCGTAGAATTTCTGTGCTCCACCCCGGAATGGTGATACTTTGGATTCTTTCCGGGGAACCGGCAACGTATCGGTAGTTGGGAAATTCTGCGAGAACGTAGGCGTTACCGTCGGAATCGAAGGCAACAAGGAGCGCCGAATAGAAGCCTCCTGTATCCGCGCCGCCGACAACCGTCCAATTTTTCGGTATGACAAGAGATTTATAGTTGCACTCACCACCGATGAACAGGTCAGGATGGCTAACAGAATCAAAGACATTGTTCCCTTTCTGGTATTGGAAGACTTTACCGACGTAATCTCCGAGTTGTCCGTAATGCGCGATGGCGAACTTCTCGCTCGTCATCAGCTTCTTATCCTGGTTCTCAATGCGCTGGTCGAAAGTGACGGCGTTCTGAGACCGAGGAACGCCGCAGGTGCAGGCCCACTCTGGGAATTCGGGATTGTCGTGACCGCAATCGTGAATCTCCTTGAGCCAAGGTCTATCTGGGGTGGTGGGGAAAACCGCGAACCCGTCACGCGCCTTGAGGTTCTGTCTCACCGACATGAAGCATTCAATGCCGGGAAGCTGATACGCCTCACAGTAAAGGTATACGTCTACTTCCTTACCTTTGAGAGCGTCTTTCCGTTCCCATGACTTCGCTTCGAACGTCGCCCCGGTGTCCTTCAACTTCAGGAACATATCGCCCTGTTTCAAGTTGTTGGTGAACTTCTCATACTTCAACCCCATTCCTTCGGACGACAGAAGGAACTCGATGATGTAGTTAAA